ATCCGTATCCACATGGTCGAACACGCCGGGATCCAGCTGCGCCATCGGCGTCATGGCCTCGATCCAGCGGGTGAAGCCGGCGGCCTCGCCGGCGCGCGCCATGCGGGAAAGCGGATTGTCGTAATAGACCATCGGCCAGGCGCCGGCCTCGCGCACGACATCCGGAAACGGATCGATCTGGCCGGCGTTCATCGCCAACTCCAGATCGCGGATCGTCACAGGGTTCTGCTTTTCGGTTTCGAACCGATCGGCATAGGGTTCGACAAGGGCGCCCTGCTTCGCCGCGATTTCCAGCACCGCCTGCGCCGACCGCTGCACAGCCTGGTCCTGCCGCAGCAGCATCCAGAAATCCTCAAGAAATTCCGTCCGCACGACGTTGCGTTCGCCATCGAGCAGTTCGATACCCAAGGGCAGGTCCCCGCCCTGGGGGATGGGCTGGACCAGCAACCGGCCCATCTGGTCGACCAGGCCTGGATTGAGACCGCCGGGCTTGGTCGAAAGGCTATCGATCCCGTCGTCATCGTAAAAGGCGAGCGCCGGATCCACGGCCTTGTGACCAGCACGTAGGATTGTCTGGGCCATGACGTTCGCGCCCATGATCGACGGCAAGACGTTGCTTGCCGGCGAGCGCCCATATTTTTCACCCGGCGCGGTATCGTGCCGGGACACGCTGATCGGCATGGAATGGAACCCACCCCGGTTCAAAATCCATTTTTCCCCGATCGCGATGTAGGTGGAGGCGACGGGCTTGCCGCGATAGTCGAGCCTGTCGGGCTCCAGATCGCCGTTCGGCCGCACGACATGCAGCACCTCGAATTCGTGGTGCAGCTTGTCGTTCTTGACGCACTCCCGCATTTTCGGCGTCAGGCCGTCCTCGCCGAACAACTGGCGCAGCTGGCGGACAGTTCTAGTGAAGCATCGGCGCACCGTGTCGACGGTACCGACAACATCAATGTCGATATAGCATTCGTGCAGAGGCAGGGCGCGGTAGAACAGGCCCTTACCACGCAATTCACCATTCCACATTGGTGCCGTGCCATAGCTGCCCGTCTGCCGAAAATCCTCGAAGGCGGCCGTGCCGAAGCCCGCCCCGGGGCGGTACCGTATGGCGTAGAGCCGGTCGCCGGCGGCTTCGCACCAGCGCCGAACTTCCGGCAGCTTGTCGAGATCCTTATCGGCGAACTTGATCTTGATATACTGCTCGCGGCGCGGAACCGTGATCGACCGCATCGCCGCGGCGAAGCGGCCCAGGCTCTGCACCGCCGTCACGTCGAAATTGCTCTGTCCCCGCCGATTGCCGGGCGTCTGGCTCAGGAAGCCGCCGGCGCTGTTCGGATTGACGCGTTCCTCGATGTCGCGCCACACCCCCTCATAGGGCGCGCGCTCATTCTTGTTCCGCTCGAGCTCGGCGATCTCGCGCTTGACCAGCGCCTCATCCTGATTTTCTTCCATCCTTCACGCCCCGCCAGTTGGGGCGGACCGGCCGCCGATGCCGGTCCGCCGATCCATCAGAAAAAGATATCGTTGCTGAGCTGGTATTTCTGCCCGGCGCCGACCAGCAGAGGCTCCGGCCTCGACGACCAGGCGACCTGCTTGCCGTCCAGCAGCAGGGCGAAACCGGCCACCTGATAGGGCTGGGCACCCGGCCCTGGTCCTTCGATCGTGACCGGGACATTCAGCATCAGGCCGAGCGCATGATCGACCCAGGCATCGCCCTCGACGACGATCGGCGTCACGCCGCTGTCGCGCTTGCCGTCGCCGAACAGGATCTCGACCTTGTCGGCATCGGCAATCGCCTTGCGCAGATCGTCGCGTGCGAGCGGAGCGACCGACGACGACAGCTTGCGCGGCCCGGTCGGCTTGTCGCCCTTGGCCACCTTCGCCGCCTTGGCCTTGGCGTCCGCTACCGACTTTTGGGCCACGGCCAGCTTTTCCGTCAGATCGTCCACTTCAGCGCTGATGGCCGCCAAATCCTCGCCCTGTTTCAAAATCCGGCCATCGGCCTCGGCAAACAAAGGGTAGGCAGAATGTACCGTCGCCTTGAATAGATAATCCTTTTCCTGCTGCCCGGGCGGTAGATCAGCGAACGGCACCATGCAGGGGTGTGTTTTCTTTTCCGGATCCTTGACCTCACCGTAGGTCCAGCCATCTGCAACCTTTTGCGCCATCCAGCTGTCATGACTGGCTGAAGCATCAGCATCAGGGTTCTGTACGTGAAATTCGACGCCCTTGAGCACCGTTTCCTTCTGCCAGTCGGGCGCTTCGTCCCAGGGCAAGAGACTGTCATCGCCCATCGCAATGCAGTGCGCTCGATTAACTTCATGGCAGATCTGCGCCGTTGCAAGCGCGGCGGCCGCGATCAGAACGATCTCTGTCATCAACTTTCCTTTCAGCTGCCGAGCGTGGTCTTGCCGCCGGCGGAGGCCTCGGCACCCCCCGTTCCGGTGAGGATGTCGGCCGCGCCGCCCTTGCGCCGCAGCAGTTCATCATTGGCCTGGATCTGGGCGGCCGCGTCGTCGCGGGTCGCCGTGGGGAGGGCATTTGGCACCTTGCCCGGGCTCGACACCAGCCCGACCGCCTTCAGCACTCCCGTCAACGCCTTCCGGACAAACGTCATAAATCCTCCTCACATTCCCCGCAGAACATCGAAATCGCTGTCGTTCCGGACCTGCCGACCGGCCCCGCGCGGCGTGCGGCCGCGAACCTTGGTGATGACATGCTCGCCCTCGAGCGCCGCATATTGCTCGGCATCCGCGACGTGCGTGTAGATCGTGTCGGCGATCTCGAGATGGCCCCGCGTTTCGCCCGTGCCGAGCTCCGCTTTCTGGTAGCGATACCCGCCGCTATGGGCCTTGATCAGGTGCCGGCAGGACGGATCGACGTGATAGCCGTCGCGTTCGTCCTGCGCCTTCCAGATCGCCTCGTTGCGCAACGCCTGCCGGTTGCTCTTGGCGGGACGGATAGGACCAAGGCCGATCGCGGCCTGGCACGCGAGCACCCAGTCATGCTCGTTGTCCTCGCGATCGTCGGCCGCGAAAGCGGCAGGGTCGGCCACCAGGCGCACGTCGTCGCGCGTGATGCCGGCGAACCGTTCGAACAGCACGGCGCGCACCCGCTTGCCGAAGGCGGTCGGACCGACCTTCAGCAGCTTGCCCTTCTTGCCCTTGTCGAGGTTGACCACCTCGGCATGCGTGCGGATCTGGTTATATTCGTTCCGCTGCAGGATCGCGGCGGCGGCGAAAAGGCCCTGGTCGAGTCCGACGATCAGCTTGCGGCGCGGCATCCAGATCGTGGACTGGACATGGCGGGTGTAAACGAATTCGCCATTGACCGGCTGCCCGTGCATCAGGGGCACCGGCTTGTTGTGGACCATGCGGTCGACATAGCCGGGCTTGTGCTTGTTCGCGGCGATCTGCAGGACGTAGTAACCCCGCCCGTTCGGCAGGTTGTGCAGGTTTTCGGCGTCGGGCTCCATGCCGCCGGGCTGGACGTAAGTCTTGATCAGGTCGCGGCCGCCCAGCGCCTGCTCGAGCAGCGCCATATCCTCTTCGGACATGCCCGCCAGATCCTTGTCGAACGCCAGCTCATAGGCGTGATTTTCGACGTCGGGCATGTTCATGGAGATGATGATCTGGGGATCGACAACACTGGACGGGTCGAGATCGCTGAAGCGGCCGACGCGGCCGGTCAGGTACGGCACCAGCTCGGCCGGCTGAAGGTCCGCCTCATCGATGATGACCGCATTGACTTCCCAGCCGCGGCAAGCTTCCTCGACCGTCTGGTTGCCGATCGCCCGGAACTCGAATTCGATGTCGAGGATCTCGAGCACGCGCCCCTCGGCATCGCGCTTCAGCACCTTGCGGAAACGATGCGTGCGCGGCGCCGACCAGCTGAACTTGCCCTCGCTCTCCGGCACGATCGTGTGCCAGGACTTGATCGTGGTACTGTCGAGGCTGGGATAGCTTTCGCGGATCACGCCGATGCGCGCCTTGCGCACCAGCACGCCGTTCACCATTCGGCCGCCCTGCTTGGCGCCGACCAGCAGCCCACATTGCAGCGCCGCCATCGTCTTGCCGGACCCCACGGGCCCGATGATGATCTTGATGAACGCGCGATCGCGCATGAACGTATCCGCGATCGGGCCGGGCGACCGCAGCACCCGACGCTGAAGATCCCGCGTCGTCATTCCTCACCCTCGGGCAGGGGAAGGAATTCGCCCTCGATGATATTCTCGACATCGCTGGCGCCATGCGTGACGCCGGCAATGACCAGGTCGGAAAGACCGGAGAAATTCATGTCGACGGCGATCGGCTTTTTGCCGACCAGGTAGGGCATGAGGTTTTCCGCGCAGCGGGCGCGCAGGGCCTGCGCCTCGGCATAGCTCATGCGCTCTACGACGATGTTCGGCTTGCCATTCTTGCGAAAGCTATGGACCTTGGGTTGCTTTGACGCTTCGATCAGCACCTCGGGCGGCGTCGACTGGATCTGCATCATCGTGATCGCGGGATGCTGCCCGAACTGCAGGATGTACCGCTCGAAATCGTCGCTCCGCCTGTTTCGCGACCCCTTGGGACGGCCCGCCCGACGCGACCGCGCTTCGCGCAGGACCGCCATGTGCGAGGCTTGACGGCCGAGCGCCTCGCGCGCCTCGACCATTTCCTCCGCCGTGACCGGACCGAACAGATCTTCCTGCTCAGCTTCATGCGCGGCCGCTTCCTCGACTAGCGCCTTGGCCTGGTCGATTTGCTGGGTGAGCGGATCTTGCGGGCGCTCAGTTGACATGGCCGCCTCCGGCGCTAGGCTTGCCGGATCGACACAGCCCCAAATTGGCAATGACACCCCGGCCCGTCGCTGCATGGCGAACGGCAAGGGAAGCGCGTGCCCCCGGCCCCGTTTGCCGCATTCCAACTTGGCGCGCCTCCGGCGACCCTGCAGGGCAGGCACGAAATCGGCATTCGGCCGAAATCGGAAAAATCGCGTGCGCGAGGGGGCGGAGGGAAGGGCGCGCGGCGCTTGGGGGGGCCACCCCCCCGGCCTGGGCGGCCCGATCGGCGCCGGTCACGCCGACCAGGTCGCGCCGCCCTGCCGCCCCGGTGAGCCTGCATAGCTTCCGACGACGCTCGACAACCCACGCATTTCCGCCGTTCAGCGCGCCATTTGTGAACATGCTTGTGTGAACATGTCCGATCCGAGCCCCCGGAACCCACGCATTTCCGCCATTTCGCTCGAGAGCCGCGCCCTGGTCGAGATCCGCGCCGCCGACCCGGCCGCCCAGCCGCCCGGCCGGAATTCCGGCCCCGAAAGTTTCGCCGCCCCGCCCGTCTATTTGCCCCCTGATCGGCAGGATCGACGGGCATGAGGTTGCCCAGATCGAATATCCGCCCCCTATTTTATTCCGAAAGTGGCGGATTTCCGTGGGTTGCGGATCGACGCGGCATGCCGGTTCTGGGCAGAACCACGATAGAACCGCATCAGAACCATTAACCCATTGATCTACATGGAAAATGTTACTTGGTTCTGAGGTTCTTGTGTTTTTCCTCGCGTAATGCGCGCGCCCTTGCGCATACACGCGCACGCGCACATGGCGCGAGGCCATCCGCGAGAACCCGAGAACCGGGCGCACTTCTGCTGCAATTTCAATGGCTTGCCGGTTCTCTAGTGGTTCTGGCTCGGTTCTCGCGAGAACCGCCCCCCCGGACCCATCGCGGGCCGAACACTGGCGATCCATCTTTTCTGCCATCCAACGGGCCGGGGTGCAAGGCGGAAAGCCAAGGATACCCCACGCCAACGGGCCGGGGTGCGAAGCCGCCGAGGAGGCATCGAGAGAGCGGCCGCGCACCACTGCGCGCGCCGTCGACCGCTTCGCGATCGCCGTCGTGCTCGCTGCGGCCGCGCGTTCGGCGCCAGGATCGACGCGTGCCGCAAGAGGCCCAAAAGAGCACCCGCGCACCGCGTCGCTGCGCGCCGCTGCGGGTGCGATTTTCGCTCTTGACATGGCGCTTTCATGCGGGGTTGCGCGGGCGAAAATCTTTTTTTGTTCGGGGATTGACAAGGCGGTTATCATGCCTGCCCACCTTCCTTGCGCCACCGGGCCGGGGCGGGGATTTCACTCTCGTCAATGACCTGGTCGAGCGGCACCAGCGTCGCCGTCAGGCTCGACCTGGCGAACTTTACCTTGACCCCCTCGACCGCATCAGGACAGCGCGCCAGCGGCTGCGACCAGACGCCGCTCGCCCACTTGGTATTGGCGAAATGGGCGGCCAAAGCCTGGTGCGAATTGGCGACGGCCAGATAGCCAGGCTCGCCCGGTTTCCACACCGCTGAACCCTTCTCCGTCGTCGTGACGAGCTTGAGCCCCATCTCCTGCAGCCGCCGGTGATAGCGGCTGTCCTGGGCAAGCGTGGGATCGACCAGATCCTGCACGGCCGCGCCGATCCAGGTGCCGATGCTTTCCCGCTCATCGCCGCCGCGCGCCTGCACCATCGTGGTGCGCAGATGCGTGAGGCAGAGCTCATGCTCCTCGGCCGCGTCCACCACTTCGCGCAGTTGCTTGACGTCGCACAGCGACGCGATCTGCTCGACCGTCTCGATATCGGGCAGCGCGTCGTACAGCAGCAGATCCGCGCAGGCGAGCAGCGTGCCGAACTGGTCGCACGCGCGCGAGCTATGCCCCATGTCCGCCAGTGCATCCATGTAAGCGCTCAGCGTGGCATCCCAGCGGTGCCAGCCGTCGATCATCCGCCGCAACAGCTTGCGTCCCGCCTCGGGCAGCCTCGCCGCCTTCAGGTCGGGCTTCGGCGCGCCGGCCGGCAGCGGCTTGAGCGCGCAAATCGCCCAGCGGCTCCGATCCTGCGGATCCATCGGCGGAATGAGGATCGACGATGCCCAGAAGGCGCTCTGCAGCGTGAAATCCACCGCCTGGTGATCATGACCGCCACGGCCCGCGTCATCGCCGCTCGACGACACACGCGCGAGCTCGAGAATCGCCTTGTTCCGCCGGTTGTCCGTATCCGCCTCGAGCTCGTCGAGCATCACCGCCACCGTCGAATTGCGCAGCCGCTGGCGGATATAGGCGGCGGTCGGTTCGGCCGATCGCACCGCGGCCGACCCGAACACCATCGACAGCAAGCCGCGCTTGCCGTTCAGCGTGGACTTGCCGGTGCCCTTGCCGCCCGTGATCCAGATATTGGACCGCCAGTCGAACGCCCCGCCAATCATGCCGAGGCCGATGCCGCCCAGGATCAGAAGCGGATCCAGCAGCGGCCGCTTCCAGTTCCAGGTCGCGATCATCGCGCGCAGCTGCTCGGCCACCTGGACGCCGACCTCATCGGGCCAGGGGCGCGGCAGCGGCGGCGCGGCCGGATAGACATAGTCGCCATGCAGGCCGGTATTGTGCCACTCGATCTCGCCGGCCGAGCCGTCGACGCGCAGCTGCCGGCGCATGACGATATTGCCCAGGTGCAGGATCAGATCGTCTTTCGTGCCGCGATGCGCGCCGGCGCCGCGCACGCGGCCGGCGGGATCGAAGATGCCCTTGCGCGTGCATTCGATGACCAGCGCGTCGCGGGCCTCGGCCTGGTCAAAGCCGATGATCTCGCTTTCCTTGATGACGATCCAGCGCTTCTCATCCTTGTCATATTCGCGCACCGGCTTGGACCATTGCGGGAAATGCTGCTCCAGCCAGCCGGCCTTCACGCCGAATAGGCCGACCAGATTGCCCCGCCCATGTTTGTTCCCCATCTCCAGGCCGATGATCTGGCCGTTCGTGTCGAGGTACC